TGAAGTAGTGCCGCCAGAGTTTTTAACATAAATGCGGTAGTAAAAAAGGTAACGCTGGTAACGCTTGGCACTGCTTGCGCTTAATGCTACAAAAGAGTCGTCAAACCATTTGCAGAGCATGCGGACCCGTGTAGGCTTGCTGGCTTGTAGTGTCTTGTCAACTATTGACAACTCTATACTGTTATTGTCTGGCTCGGTCCTTAAAACAAATATAGCGTTTTGCCTCTCCTCTATAACATCCACGGCCCTAACTGGTGGCTGGTAAGTTAGTGTCGGCTTGGCTTCCCACTGTGGCCTTACATTAGCAGCAAGGCTAACGGCGTGGGCTGTGCTGCCATTGCTTTGGTAAGTACCCGCAGCGTTGTAAATTCTAGTAGTTAAGTTAGTAGCGTTATAGGCGTCGTCTGGTAAAATCCAAAACGCCCCGCTCTCTAATGTAATGCGACTGCCGTAAATGCTTAGCACTTGCTCTATGGCCTGCTTGCAAGTTAGCAAGTCTATATTTGTGCCAGCCTCGAAGGGGTCGGTAGTGTCAATAAATTGAACATCCGCGAAGGGGTCAAAGCTATTGTAAAAACTAAGCAGGTTAAACTTAGTATTGGCTAGCCCTTTATAACTTGCCTGCGCCGTGTCATACATTGTAACGCCGTCGCGTATATAGGTATTTTCGCCTAAGGCGGTCCAGTAGTCGTCTAGCCCGCAAAGTTCCAAAGACTTACGCACTATGTCTAAGCCCGTAGCCAATGAGTCGGTAAACCAGTCGGGGCTTACAAAGAAACCTTCTAACAAGTTTAACGAGTCAACAGCCACCAAGTCAAACACTGGCGCCCCGTTAATGCTTTCGCGTAGGTAGTCTGCTTGGTCTGCAACCACTCGGCCCACATAGTAAAGCGCCTCTGCTCTATAAACTACAATAGCGTAGCGGTTCTCTTGACTGTTGGCAATAGCTATAAAAGCATTTCGCACCGTGTCGCTAGGCATTACCCAGTTAGTCGAAATTCTACTAGGCCTACAAAAGTTTTCGTAGTAGGTATTGCCCTGACCTTGGCGCTCAATAGTAAAGCCGTCGCCTGCTAGGGTTAATTCTGTGGCGTCCTCTAGTTCTAGTAACTTTTCTAGTAAACAAGTTTCGCCCTCTTGGTAGCCTCCCGCTGCTGTTACTCTAGTAGCGTAGCGGCTTGCAAAGTTGTTAGCACTTGAGCCAGTAGCCCCGTCCCAGAGTTCTACCCTATACTCTATATTTTCGATGCTCAAAAACGAGCCATAATACTTGCGTGCCATTAACCCCGTTTGCTGTCTTTATTATAACGCTCTAAAACTATTGCCAAGTCTCGGCCTGCTATGGTTGTGCTTGCTACAAAGCCGCTGCTATTGTCGCCAGTTTTTAGCATGCCTTTAAGTTTGTCTAAAGGTGCTATAACCTCTGGGTTATTTCTAGCGTTAGGGTATTCACCAACTAAGCCCAAAGTAGGACCGCTAACTATTCCACCCTCAGCGAATGCCGTAGGCTGTGGCCCTTTCTTAAGCATGCCGCTAATAGCTGCCGAGCCTGCCACCAATGCTATACCTGCTGCAATACCAATTTCGGGCCGCTTTAAAATAAACTCTTTAAATGCTTTCGACGCGGTAGCCGTTGCAATCAATGCAGTACCAAAGGCCCGCATAAACTTAGCAACAGAACCTAGCAGCGCTTTGCCAAAGTCGTCGAAGCTAGTAATTTGCCCGCTCAGTATTCCGCCAATCATGTCGCCGAATGCCTCGACCCCCTCTGCTGTCATGCTGTTAAAAGCGTTATTAATAGCGCCCGCTGCCTCTGTCATTCTCTGCTCGTAGTCGCTCATTATAGCAATCTGCTCGCCAGTGGCTTGCTTTAGGACTGGGGCATATTGTTGCATTGGCCCAGTAACTGCGGCGAAGGCCTCAATAGTTGGAGCGCCTGCGCCAAACTGCGGAGCGCCTAATGTACGCGCAGCGGCTTGGTTTGTTTGTGCTGTTGTTAAACCTTCTACCGCCTTAGTCTGTTCTTTAATTGCAGTAGTGGCTTTAGTAACTGGCGTAAGGCTTAAGCCCTGCGCGTTACTCATGGCAATAATAGCGTCAATTTGCGACTGAATTTTAGCCGCGTTTTGTTCTGCTATTGTGCCTACATTCTTTTGGCTTTCTATAAACTTCTGCACTTGCGCAGGACTTGCCCCGCTGGCATAGAGTCTATTTATTTCGGCTTGCGTAGAAAGTTGAGCCTGCTGTTTGCCTAGTTCGTATTCCAGCATTTTGGCGCTGAGTTCCTGCAACTTGGCAAACGCAGCCTTGGCTTTGGCTTGCTTATAAATTTCGTTTGTTAAATTGGTAGTCGCAGTTTTTAACTCTTCGCTGCCGACCTTGTCTAGGTTTTGGTTAGCTAAAAAGTCTGGGTAAATTTTTTGTATTTCAGCAAGCGCATTTTTGCGCTCTACCATACTAGCGTTATGGTTATTAACTACGGCTAACAAACCGCTTACGCTCTTTACTTCCTCTTCAAAATTCTTTTGAGTTTCGCTATTTATTTCGTTAAATAACTTTTGCTGCTCTGCGGCTTTCTTTATTCTGTCTTGGTAGTTACCTACTGCTATAACAATAGCGGCTAATGCTGTGGCTGCTAATGCCCAAGGCGCTGCTGCCATTGCTAGGTTAAATGCCCTTTGCACTCCCGTGGCTGTGCCTACTGCGCTAGCGTAAGCCGTTTGTGCAGCAGTTAACACTGTGGTCCGCAAAGCAAGCAAGCCCTGCATGGCTGCGCTTTCCTCTTGTAGTAAGGTTTGAATTTCCTGCAAGCCAGTTACAACTGCCATAACTGCTTGGAGTTTAACCATTGTTTTGGTTAGGTTCTCACTCTCTACACCCATTAAAGCAGTGGCGCCTTCTACAACTGAATACGCCCCAGCGACCGCCTGCACTGTTCCTATAACAGCGTCTAGCCTTCTAGTGTCACTAGCAAAGTAGGACACCTCAGCGCGGGCGTCGCCTATGCTGTCTTTAATTCTACCCGCTTGCTTTATAATGTCATTAGCTACATTTTGAAACTCTGGCCCCAAGGCTCTAGCCTCCATGGCTAAGTTGGTTAACTGCCTAACAGTTCCAGCCGTTGGGTTCTTAGTTGAAATTGCAGCCAGTTTCTTTTCTATTTCGGTTGCAGCCTTTGCGGTCTCAGCACTCATTTTAGAGCCGCTCGACTGAATAGCCACAATAGCCTCTTGCAAACCTTTGCGCAGCTTCTCTATGTCTGCACCTATAACAATGTTTAACGACCTTGCCATTACCTAGTATAATTAATTATAAAGTCCTGAGAAACTTGGTAGACTCCAGCAAACCCTGCCTCGTCGTCGGTTAATTGTACCTCGCTGTCTAGTTCTATTGTCTGGCATTTAACGCCGTTAAAAGTTGCTGGCAATGTAGCAGCCTCAAACGCTGCCCTTACTTGCTCAGCGACCGCCGTAGCGCTTGCGAATGTAGTGCCAAAAGAATTAACCTGCACCCGTGCAAAGTCTGTACGGCTGTGGCTAGTGTTGGTAGGGCTAGTAATTATGCTAACAAGGTTGTAACTTATTGCAGGAAAAGCAGACTCTTGCGGAATTCGCAAGGGGTTTAAGCGTGTACTAACAAGAGCAGTAAGCCCCGCGTAGTTGCTAAGAATGTTATAGGCTATTTTTATAGGGGCGCTCATGCTTTGGCGTCTGGGGTTAACTTGGCAAAGACATGCGAATATAACTTAACGGCTTCGTGAATGGACAAAAACTCGGGCTCTTCCCAAGGAAAAGTTAACAAGCGTTTGGGCTCTATTGGTTTTTTCAGGTGTGGGGCCATAGAAGTAGCAACCGCCCAGCGCATAATTTCCCACTGGTTGCGGTACTCTTGAGTCTGCGCGGACCGCATGCCCTCCAGTTTTAAGCGCCAAAAGTGGGGCGTGCATTTCCAAAACTCGGCCTCACTTAGTCCAAGTTCTCCATAACTGATGCGCTCAATTTTGCGCCAAGTAAGCGGGGCGCTGTCGCCCTTGGCTGTTACTTTCCCTCTGGCTCGTCGCTAGAAAAGAAGTCAGTAACCGCAGCAGTAAACGCGTCAAGTGCAGGGGTTAACTCGGAAAACTTCCGAATAGCTGCGCCTAATTTGTCAACTGTTTTAAACGGTGTTTTTTCGCCCTTGGCTTCGTAGCCTTCAACAATGCCGTAAAATGCGCAAGCTAGTGCAAAGTCCATAGACTTGGCTAAATCCTTTTGCATGTTTAAGTCTGCAAAGTTTTCCATGCCAGCCAACTGCATTACATTTTTAAGGCTATTCATGTTAAACAATAGGGGATGACTAGCACCCCCTATTTTAATTTCTGTGCTCATAGGCACAAATATAGTAAATTAATTAAGCAACTGTGCCAATAGTCAAAGCGCCAGTACCTTGCAAGGTTCCAGTAAAAGTAGCTTTGTCATTGTTAGGAGCGCTCAAAGACAAACTGCTAAAGAAAGCAGAGCCAGTCATTTTTTGGTCGCCCGTGCTGTTAGTAGTCATTACAACAGTTACAGAAGTACCAGCTAACAAGTCAGTTAAAAGGTCTTTAAAAGATTGGCCTTGCGTGCTTACGCTTGCGTCCTCTTCAAAAATCCCCTCTACATTTAAAGTGTAGCCGTACTCGCCAGCAATAAATTCTTTAGCGCCTGCGCTGTCTTTGTTAGTAACATCAATCATGTCTTTTGAAATGTCGATGCTGTGAGATGTCGCGTTTGCGATTTTAGTTAATGTGCCTGCTACATCTTTATAGATGCTAATAAGCGTGCCGTTTACTAATCCAGTAGTTGCCATGGTTATTTATATATTAAGTTATTTTTCTTTGCTAAGTCGCGCAGCATTCCGTCTACGCCTTTAATTACTTCGTCTGTTACATTAGACGCGTTTCTGTCTAGGGCTGGTCGCATAAATGGGCGAGGCGCTAGGCTTCCCGTATAGCGTCCGTTAGACTGAATGCGGGGCGCTG